CGCATACCCTTCTTGAGGCAACGACGACGCTTGCGGGCGTACGCGCGAGCACGCTTGGCGGCCTTGGTCATCTTAAGACGCGAACCCTTCTTGACACCACGGAGACCGAAACGGGTACCACCCATGCGAGTCGAAGACTTCTTGCGGAGAAGCTTGGGCGAAATGTAGACACGGTAGGTCTTACCGTTCTTGGTACGCTTGTAGTAAAGGCCACCGTTGCAACCCTTGTATACCTTGCGCTTCTTGCCGTTGATTACGACGCGCGCCGACGACGAAAGCTTGCGGACCTTGCGACCCTTGCGGACCTTGCGACCCTTGCACTTCTTCTTACCGAAAAATAGTTCGAGCATTCCCATTTTTAATATTTAATATATACTGAAGAAAAAAAAAATAATTTAAATTACAATTTTAATAAATTTAGAAATTACATTGTCTTTTATTTCCTTTTCATTTAGAAATGTAATTAATTTTTCTTTATCGCACATCCTTTTAGTAAATTCTTCTGGAAGTTCATAATCAAATTCTTTGAATATCTTGCGAGAAATAATGTAATTAAAATTTTCGCTTTTTTTACTAACTACCTTCAGAACTTCTTCTATACATTTGTGTTTCTTGATCAAATTGAAAGATGTAACAGGTCCTATCTGAGCAATTGGTTCTGTATAATCACATCCTGAAAGTATACAAAAATCTACAAATGAATCCATGTCCATTTCAAATTTAGACAATAAAACGTCAGTATCTATCTCAGTAATGTATCTCGATATACCAGTTTTTAGAATTTTCTTACATCCAAATGTTGCGGCATCAGTGTCATCTGTCACTGTATAATCTACTAGTCCATTTCTTTGCAAAAAAGCGCAATACTTTTCGGCATCTTCTGGAGCTGTACAGTAAGGTATTCCAGACAATTCAAGGAATTCTTTACATTCCTCGATGTCTTTTTTCTTTATAACAATAAGCTGAGATGTAATTTTTTCTATTTCTTCATTTATAAGTTTTTCTTCTTCATTAGTCTCTGGAATTCTTGCTCTCAACTGTTCAAGACGGACATACATTCTTTCTTTATTTGCTTGCCTTTTAACAAGTACACTCTTTTTAGCCTCCGGTGGCGTACCATCAAATACAAATACCGGTAGAATACCATTTATGAAGTAGTATTTAATTCTATTTGCTATGCCTATGATATGTGAATTTGGAGTACGAGAAGCATATTTAAATTTATACAACAGTATGCTACAATCTACAGCTACTTTAGAACCTTTGTATAAATTTATTTCTTTTTCTGAAATAGCATCTGGAGCATATTTCTTAATAAGATTGTTTAAGCCTCTGATTCCCATTTTGGAATTTACATTAGTATAAATTAAGTTTTTAAATTGAAATATTTTCTGTAAAATTAAATGTCCCTTATAATCAAATCTGGGATACACACTGCCTCGTCATCTGAAGTATCACGTAGATCTAAAACTCTCTTAGGTGGTCTTGGTGGTTTATATTTTGGATGCGTCTTGATGTCATTCTCGCGATAATACTCGACCTCCTTCCAGAATTTTTCTAAAATAGGTAAATTTTCATTTAACCAATCATGATCAATTTTAACCCTTACAATGTTCATGATGTCTGGTGGTTTATATTCTATGAAATCTGCATCTTCTAGATTACAAATGAACATATTCAACTGAACCTGAGGATAGTAATAAGCAGGGATATATCCAAATTTAATAGCTCTTTTGTAAGGGCACTTTACTTCAAGAAGAATAGGTTTTCCATTTTCTTCTGTAGACATTGAAATTCCATCGGGTGATCCAGCTAGCCAATAATAATCGCTACAATCGTGTACATCTTCATGAGCTATAAGACCAAAATCATAGTTTTCCTGTCCTGTAAGTTTACAATACTTTTCTATTGCTTCATCTTCGTATTTTTGGCCATGTAGAGTGGCTACATTACCTACGAAGGGTTTTGGATCGTGTCCACATTTCTTAAAAAGAACTTCATGAGGTTTTTGATAAGGATTTAAACCAAGAACTGTACCTGCGTCTGAACTTGTCAATTTACCTTCTCTTTGCTTGAACCAAGCTTCTGAACGTTGTTCGTGTTGAGGTATAGACTTTAATTTATTTATTTTATCCATAATACAGATTATAATGCACGCCTTTAAATAATCTTCTTTAAGTTATTTTAACTTTTTAACTGTAACACTTACGGCATTTTTCTTTCTTAGTTTTTTAGGATCTTCGTCTGCAGTTTCCTTAGTTTTATTTTTATCATATTTTTTAGCACAGTAGTCCCATAACTCTTTTGATCCTATTCTAAATTTTCTATTGGGTTTTGCTCGATACCAATAAACACAATCTTGTATGTTATTACTTTTTGAAGTGTTATCTAAAACAAGACAATCGTATCCTTCTGTACAAGCATTTAAAACATCTTGAAAAACACTGAATTGTGGAAAAATACCGAAAAAATTCTTATAAAGTTTTTCTTGATTTTGAATAATATTTTCTCTTAAAATGAATACATAGTCTATATTTGCTCTAAGATCAGGGGGTAAGTCCATACAATATTGCATTGTTAACATAAATGTAATTTTCCAATGTCTTCCATTCATGAATATGCCACGAATGTTGGTATCTCTGATCATACGTTTATCATACATACAGTCGTCTAAGAGTAAAAAAACATCATTGTCTTTCTTAGGATCTTTTCCATTTATTGACTTTTTTTGTCGGGTAATCACTTGTTGAATAACTTCGGGTTTATATTCAGAATGTATAAGTAAGTCTGGTATAAAACTTGAATAAAAAGCATTTCCATCTTCAGTTGCAGATATAGCAACGCCCGCTTTAATTCTGCGAAGATGATAAAGTATATCTGCGACTAATGTACTTTTTCCTGTTCCTCTCTTTCCTATAAAGACGCATGTGGCTGGTCCTGATCCTACGGTACGTCTTTCCTCTATTCTCTTAGGATTAAACTTAGATAAGCTAATCGACATCTATAATTATTTAAAATTATTTTAATATTTGATTTAGTCCCAGAAATTTTCTTTTAATAATACATCACTTTCGAGTGTAATGTACGAATAAAACACACTAGACAAAAACCCTAATGTAAACGAAATTAATATTTTACCCAAAGTTCCAACAGTGTCTTCTTCTGGGTCTACGTAATTAATACTTGCAAACAAGATGCCCATTATAAGTAAAATTATTAATATTATAGTTAAGTCAATAGTGTAGAAATCTAAAAACGCCATTTTAAAATTTACATAATAAATTAAATTATTTTATTCAACTTAAAAATAAAATAAATACACTTTATATATTTGTATGGGTGTCACTGTTAGAAACAATTCTGTTCTCAAAAATTTACTTCAGATGGATTTTGGAGATACATTTGTATTTATCAAATTTGGAACAGAATGGTGTATTCCTTGCCAAGAACTTGATAAAATTCTAACATCTTTTCCAAACAGTATGCTATACCATGTAAATCTAGACGATGATGAATTTGATAATGTAATGGAAGAATACGACTTTAAAACTATACCTTATACTATTATAAAGTACAAAAATCACTCGCGCAGTTTCAGTGGAGTTGTTACTGAAGAGCACATTAATAAATTAATCAATGATATGAAATCGTGAAAGGGGGTTGTATATCAAAAATTACAAAAAATTATCCGGTTTAAAAAATTAGTGTATATTTAAACCAGATAATTTAACAATGGCGGAAAAATTCAAGAAGTACACACAGATTGAACACATTTTAGCACGCCCAGGTATGTACCTCGGTGATATAAAGTGTGTGAATTCTGAAATGTGGAAAATTGAAGAAGAAAAATTGAAATATAGTATGTGTAACTTTAACCCGGGGATATATAAACTTTTCGATGAAATTATCACTAATGCTTCAGACGAAGTACAAAGAAACGAAGAGGTTAAATGTATCAAAGTAGAAATCTCACAAGAAAAAATTAGCGTGTATAACGACTCGGGTATTCCTATTGAGGTACACCCAGAGTATAAAATTTACATTCCGGAACTTATTTTTGGAAATTTGCTTACATCCACTAATTTTGACGACTCTCAAAAAAGAACTACTGGAGGTCTCAATGGTCTCGGAGCAAAGCTTGTAAATGTATTCTCGACCGAATTTATAATTGAGACCTCTCATTCCGGTAAAAAATACACGCAGAAATTTCAATGTAATATGTCTAAGAAATCTAAACCTGTTATAACCGATAGCAAAAAAGGAAATTATACTAAAATATCATTCAAACCAGATTATGCTCGGTTTGGAATCTCAGAGATGTCCCATGATACTCTCTGTATTCTGGCTAAAAGAGTGTACGACATTTGCGCTATTACTCCAAAACACATCTCAGTTCAACTGAATGGTAAAAAACTGAATGTTAAAGACTTTTCCGATTACATCTCAATGTACATCGGAGACAAAAAGACAGTTCCCAGAATTATTTGTGAGCAAAATAGATGGCAAGTTGCTTTTAGTCCGAGTAATGAATTCAAATGTGTTTCATTTGTAAATGGAATTGCTACAACAGATGGCGGAAATCATGTCGAACACATCATGATGCCGCTTGTTAAAAAACTAACAGAAATAATCCAAGAAAAACACAAAAACATTACCATTAAACCCAATTACATCAGAGAAAATCTATTTGTATTCATCAACTGTAAAATTGAAAATCCAGTATTTTCATCGCAGACGAAAGAAAAACACATTACTAAAATTTCAGACTTTGGAAGTAAATTTAATCTAACAGACGACATTGTAAAAAGTGTACTGAAACTTGGTATTCTTGATAGTATTCTCGCTCTCGCAGAAGCCAAGGAAAAGAAAAATATATCAAAGACAGACGGAAAGAAAACTAACAGGGTCATCATTCCAAAACTTGATGACGCAAACAAAGCAGGAACAAAAGAATCTAAAATGTGTACTATTATCTTTACAGAGGGAGACTCGGCCAAGACTACTGCTGTATCTGGACTTTCAGTTGTCGGCAGAGACTACTACGGAGCTTTTCCTCTCAAGGGTAAGATACTTAATACACGAACCGCGACTTATTCACAAATGTCGGGAAACGCTGAAATCAATCACATCAAACAAATTTTGGGTCTTCAAACTGGTAAGAAGTATAAGTCCGTTTCAGAACTCAGATATGGTAAGATTCTTATCATGACTGATGCTGATACAGACGGGTTTCACATCAAGAGTCTTCTGGTTAACTTCATTAGCCATGGTTGGCCAGAACTTCTTAAAGAAGACTTCATAAGCTCATTGGTGACACCTGTTATCAAACTTACGAAAAAAAGTGAAGTAATTCCATTTTACAATCTAAATGATTACAAGGAATGGAAATCTAAGAATGACGCTTCAAAATTCAAGGTAAAATATTACAAGGGTCTTGGTACTAGCACTCAACAAGAAGCTAAAGAGTACTTTAGATCTATGAAAACTCTCAATTATAAAATAACAACAAACGAAGATTCAAAGTCTCTTGTTTTGGCTTTCACAAAGACTGAAGCCGATGCTCGCAAAAAGTGGATATTAGAAAATATTAAATGTCCGAAAAGTCTGGATTACAATTCAAAGAATGTTTCTGTAAAGGACCTCGTTGATAAAGAACTTGTACTCTTTTCTATCAGTGATAACATCCGATCTATCCCAAATCTTATAGATGGAATGAAACCTTCTCAGAGAAAGATTATCTATGCCTGTATCAAAAGAAATTTGTATTCAGAAATTAAAGTTTCTCAGTTGTCTGGATATGTATCAGAAAAGACTAATTATCATCACGGTGAAAACAGCCTAATGGATACTATTATTTCTCTCGCGCAAAACTTTGTAGGTTCAAACAATATGAATCTACTAGAACCTGTTGGACAGTTTGGAACTAGACTTCTTGGAGGCAAAGATGCTTCTAGTCCAAGGTACATCTTTACACATTTATCTAATGAATTCAGAAAACTTTTCAACGAAGACGACAATAATGTTCTTGATTATCTAGAAGAAGATGGAGATCCGATTGAACCAATGTTTTATGTTCCTACATTGCCTCTCATTCTTATCAACGGAGCATGCGGTATCGGAACAGGTTTCTCTTGCGATGTTCCGTGTTTCAATCCAGAAGACATTAAAAAGAGACTCATGGATCTTGTGATTGACGAGGACGCAGACATTCCTGAAATGACACCTTGGTATAAAGGTTTTACAGGAACTATTAAAAAGACTGAGACTAATAAATGGATCACGATAGGAAAATACACTGTAAAGGGAAATGTGATAAATGTTACAGAACTTCCAATTGGAACATGGACTGACGATTACAAAGCATTCCTTGACAAGTTAGAGACTGAAGGTATCATATTTGGCTACACTAACGCATCTACCGAAATGTCTGTTAATTTTACCATTAAATGTCCTTTGGAAAATGTAATAGAATGGACTCAGAATAATGAAACACTTAAGAAATTGAAACTAATTTCACATCTGTCAGCGAATAACATGTATGTATTCAATGAGAAAAATGAAATAGTTAAAATGGAATCCCCCGAAGAAATAATCTTCCACTTTTGGAGAATCAGAAATGAATATTACAACAAAAGACAAAAGTACATCTGTGATAAACTGAGTAATGAGTTGAATGTACTAAATGCTAAAATTAAATTTGTAACTGAAATCATGGGAGACAAAATAATTATATTCAAACAAAAAATGGAATGTATCATTTCCCAGCTGGAAAAGTCTGGATATCCTAAGATTTCAAATTCTTATGAGTATCTTACAAATATGAAAATTCATTCTTTCTCTAGCGACACCATTGAAAAACTGACAAATACAAGGGACAAAACAAATAAAGAATACGAAACAATGAAGAATTATTCCCTAAGGAATTTTTGGGAAAATGACATTAAATTTTCCTAATAAAATTATATATTTTAAAAAAAAAATATTTTATTATAATTAAAAATATGAGAGCTATTATTTACGCTATTGTTTTAGCCGTTGTTTCGTGGATGGTATTCGGCAGTATGAATGAGCTAACCTCGGCTCATGCGGAGGATGGTTGCTGTGGCAAGGGTAACTGTGGTGAGAGTCAGTTCACTAATTTGATCTGGTGGGCCAATCTTATGATTGCTATCGTTGCTACCGTTGTTGCGCTATATGGCGGTGCTCGCATGACTCCCCAGGGTCGTATGCTTCCCTCCATTCCTTTCCTCCCAGTCTAAAATAACCGGAGCATGATCACTAGCTAGAGGAATTCCTTCATTATTCTCACCAATATATTTTAAACACTTACTGGAAATTTGATTAATGTTCTTAGTAAAGAAATAATCAAGTCGCCAACCTTTGTTTCTGTTCCTTGCTCTAGACATCCCATTTTCTTTTACTTGTCGAGGATCCCACCAAGTATAGATCGTGTCACACTTCAAATTGTCTTTGTAATTAATAAATGCTAGATCTTCTAGAAATTTAAGTTCGTGTGGATAAGTTCCGGGTCCGGGTTCATGTTTACTTTGATCAAAATGCGTCTCTTTTGCTGCGTTAAGATCTCCGCAGAAAATTACCTTACCACTCAGTGAATTTAGAAAGTTGTACATCGCAGTGTTAAACTTTATCTTATTTTCATAGTTTGTTCCAGAGTTTGGGGCGTACACTGTTACAAGCGTAATATTTTCAAATTTCATAATTATCACTCGACCTTCTAGATCTTCATAACCAGGAAGATCCGTAGAAAACTGACACTGAATGTTTTCTTTATAGAATATGCATGTTCCAGAATACCTATCAGGTGCTCTTGCGAGATTTAATTTAGATTCATTGAAAAATGAATTGTACCCCGGGATAGATATCATATTCGACTTCATAATTGAACATCTTGTTTCTTGAAGACAGATAATATCTGGATCGTGTTTTAGTAATTCGTAAATGGCACTACCTTCTATTGGAAAAATTGTTTCATCTTTTTTCAGTTTGCTTGAAATCTTTTCATTAAAAATACGCGAACGGATACCATTAACATTCCAAGATACTATCTTCATAATTTAAATGATATGTACATTTTTTAAATTAAATGTATTTAAGTTGTATATTTTTTTGTAAATTATGTAATCAATTTGTTACTCTGTAAAAAAACAGTTTTATCCTCTTGGTTATCCGTGAATTTAATAGGTCTATTTTCTTTTGGATTCCATAGAGTTGTTATAAAGTTATAAGCATCTTGCCACTTTTTTGCCTCTTTTGTGAATATACATATACAGTGACAATTTGTTTTTAAGATTTCATTTACATCTGTAATACACCTCAGTAAATTCATGTATGCAGGTAAGGGTAATTCATTATCTTTTTCCGCTTGAATGTCTACATATAGTGTAAAAATGTCAGTAGTAGCCTTTATAAGTTTCCATGTATTTCGGAAGTAATTTAAAAATTCTTCAAAGCCCTCGGGATTATATTCGTCATTTGATAATATTCTTACCGTAAAAAGTTCTATATTTTTATTTAATATTATCTTAACAGTTGGTCTATCTAAAATGTATATTTCATCATTCATAACTAATCTATTGTAACTTAATGTAAATAATATAAAATTAAGCCGCAAAATTACGTTTTTTAATCATTATTAAGATATATTTATATAATGTGGTATACACCTATTGTTTATGGTATCAATTGAAAGCATCTGGAACGACTTTGAAGAACTTACTCAAGAAGAAAAAATAAATGACATTTGCGATTGTAAACATATAAACTTACAAATTGATCATAAACAGGGTAATGAAATATGTCTCGATTGTGGTACAGTTGTGTTGTCGGGTATATTTGAATACTGTGAGTGGAATAATTATAAACAAGAAGACGGTTCAATGTCTAATAGTTCACAAAGAGCTGATACATTCATTTCAGATAACCCTTACGATAAGGGGGGAACAATACCTGGATTTGCTAATAAAAACTCATTGATGATGAGAATACATTATCAACAAACATTTAGTCATAAACAGAAAACATTTTGGAATATATCTGAAAAATTTCAAAATTATTGTACTCAAATGGGAATTCATACATGTGTATTGCCTGTTGCCAAGGATATGTGGCACATTTGCATGGAATCTGGAATACTAACAAGGGCTTCTGTAAGAAATGGTCTGATAGCAGCATGCCTTTATTACGCGTGTATTTATAATAATCTTCCTACAGATAGACAAACCATAATTGATTTGGCAGAGGGTAATCAAAAAGGTTTTCTAAAAGGAGAAAAAATATTCCAAGAAATCATGGAAAAACACGCTAAGTATAAATCTCTTGGAAAGGAAAAAATAGATATAATAGAAAATGATTCCTTTGTGAAATACATAAACAAACTAGATTTACCATTTAAAACTGTTGAGATCTGTAATAAGTATTATACTCTGTACAAAGATAAACTAGACTCGGTAACTCCAAAATCAGCAACAGCTGGGATACTGTTTTATGTAATCAAGAAAAATTTACAACTGAAAAGTCCAAGTAAATCCACAGTGTCCAGGGAAACGGGTGTGTGTATTCCAACAATAAATAAAGTGCTTACAATTTTAGAAACAGTTTAAAAATAAAAAATATACAATAGTGTATGTTATCCTTGATTACTTCGTGTAATTCTTTTATTGCGTCTGAATTTATTAATTACATTAAACCTGTTGTTTCACTTAGACATACATGCAGACACAGGGACATTGTGTGTGACGATTCACTTATTACTTCTTTGGAATCGGGAGGAAGTTCTGAACTTAAACTGCTTACACATCTCAATGCAGAAAGTTGGGCTCATTCATGGCTAATGTACATATCAGAGGAGAACACTCCAGATTTTGATGAACACTATTATCGTGATTATCTGAATATGCTAAGCGTAGCAGCTGGTTATACTTCCAAGGAATACTTCTATCTTGGGTTTTTTCCGAGTGGAACACGCACTTATGAAGGTCCGAAGTACATCGGAGTGTTTCAACTTATTCCTCAAAAAAGAATTTTTGACACTATCATTGTTATGGAAAATCCATATTACTTGGATGATCCTTCTAACTTAATAGATTTCAAAAATAATGTCATTTATCTGACCGAAGCAAGTTACGTTTTTTTCAAATTTAGTGGTCTTAAGAGACCGGAACAGATGCGTTATTACCTAGCATGGATGCACATGTAATTTCATTTCATTTTAAAATGTTTATTAAATAGTATATTATGGTAATTAATTTAGATTTGTATGAAATGTATAAAGAGCGAATGGGCGCAGATGGACCTTACGCGGACGCTAATACTTTTTACATATGTATAAGATTATCATTAGCGTGCGACGTTATTCATGATTTTATAGAACCGCGGGGCAAACCAGGTGTAGCCTTATGGCAAAAATATTTAGATAATGCTACAGGTTTTGAGGCATACAGGAACCGCATCTTAAATGATAATGCTAATAGAGTAATACGCGATTGTGGTGATCGTATCAATATACTAGATCAATTAATCACGGGATACCCATTTAATTCAAAAGGTTATGACCGAGTAGAAAAATTAATAAGTTTATTTAATAATGAAAAAGCAGCAAAACAAACAATAGATAATATTCATACAGTTTTATATTTACAAGAACAAAATGCAATGGAAGCTGTTATTAAAAAAAATGCATGCGCAGATTTTAAAGTTTTAGATCTCATTGAAGGTCTGGATGTTAAAAATACTAGAACGAAAAGAAAATCGGGTCCTACACAATTTAATTTAACCATAGACACTACAAGTGATAAAACTAATTTAACTCCATTTCTATCCGAACTTATGAACCGTCATTATAAAACAAGAAGTAATTGTATAAATTTAAGTAGTAGAATTCATGTTATCAATTCTTATGCAACCGAATATGATGCATCTAATGAAAATGCATTGTCTAAAGTTTTTAAAAGTATGGGTCTCACTAAAGACATCGAACGTAATATAAACTTTAATATATCTTCTAATGGGTCTAATGTATTTCAAGGATCACTAGAAAAAGAAGCAAATAATGTTAAACTGAAGATATTTAAATATTTTGAAGAAAATTTTCAAACTTATATGATAAGTTCATCAGATGGTCCAGACAGCGTTAATGTGATTACTGATAGTATGCTAAAATCTTTTAAAACACAAGGTTCTAATCCTAATGAAATATTAAATTTAACAATTTTTAAAACCATGGGGGATTTCTTACAGATAATGACGCATTTGGGTCTTAAAAAATATCTGCCTAACGATGTTAATGTATTTATCTCGTTTGATATAATCTGTGCTAAAATAGCCGGAATGCTAGATAGAAATGTATTCTATGAAAAAAAATTTACATCAGATGAATCTAAACTTTCAGCAGGGTTATATTCATTTTTCTCATTCAATCAATATAATGATACACTTAGAGCACGGGGTCTTCCTACATTTGAACTACCTAAAGAATTTGTAACCGACGGCGATGGCACCCAACCTAAACGAAAAAGAACTAGTTTTGGCAAAAAGAAACCGAAAGTTAAAAAAATGTCAAATAAAGCTCTTATGACTAAACTCAAGAATGTTGGAATTAAAATTACTAAAAAACAAGGAAAGCGCCGGGTATATCTTTCGCGACCCGAATTGATAAAAAGAGCAAATGTATTCAAAAATTTACAGCTTCGTGCTAAGAAACTTAAGGTTCGTATTATGTATAAGAACAAAAAGGGAAAATACGTTTATAAAACAGCAAAAAGACTACATTCCGATATCAAAAGACAAATTTCTAAACTGAAGAAATCTGCTAAGAAACCTGCTAAGAAACCTGTTAAGAAATCTAATACGAAACCTGTTATTAAACAAAGATTTGGATGACCCGCGTTTAGACCCGAAGAAGAAAACAGAATGTTCTTCGGGTGAGGCATGCGGAAATTAAAGTGATTACTTTAATTATTTTAAGATTCGATATGAAGAAAATTGAATAAATCGTTTTCAATTTTTTGAGAAAAAGAATCTTGTTATACATTACATTAAATATGTATCATCTCGAGAATAATATGCTTATCGGCGCAATGGTCTTCTATGCCATTTTGACATACTTTATAGGCCCTTTTATCGCCATGCCGTTCATGTTAAATGAAACAAACACTGTAGCCGCCGGATTTACCATTGGTTTCATCGTTTCGATGGTTCTATGGTACACTTTCGGAAGTTCGTTAATGGATTAAATATATTTTTTGAGAAAAAGAATCTATTTTAAAATGTTAATTTATATTAACAATGAGTGATTGTTTACAATATTATTACGACAATCCTGAAGACAATGAGAAATATAAATTATCATGTGATTATAAACCGTTTCCAGAATTAAATGACCCAAATATCTACACTCACAAAAAAATGTTAAATTTTATAAGGTCTAATTATTCATCCGAAGCATTTCCAGAAGATTCTCCTTTTGAGTTCGGAGAAAATTACATAAATCTTTCTAATGATGAAATCTGTAAATCATCTGACATGTCTCTTGGTCCGCAGCAAAAATTTATGGGACAACTTTTAGGACCTAATACAAATTTCAATAATACTCTTATTTTTCACGGCTTAGGTTCAGGTAAGTCTTGTACTAGTATTGTAATAGCAGAAGCGCTTAAAAATGTTACAAACGAGCGTGTCATATTCACAGTTCCTGCTCCTCTCGTAGACCAGTACTATGAAGAAATTTCAGGAGAAATGAGAAATGGAAAGTTTTTTTCTTGCCCTTCATTTTGCCTAGTTAAAAACGGAGGAAAAACAGAAAGAGACTTTTACGTGTCACAACAGAATAATGCCATGCTTTTAGCTAAAATGAGATCTCTTAGAAGAGAAGAAGAAAAGTTAACCGCTATTGAAGAAAATGAAACATCCACGGAGAAAATGTTTAGAGATCAACAAAACAAAGTAAATATAGAAAGGAAAAAATACAATGACTATCAAAAGAAACTAAGAGACACAATCAGAAGAACTTTTGACATTGTTTCTCATCAGACTTTTATTCAAAGTATATATCGCACAGATAAAAAGACAGGTAATACAGCCAGAGGAGATAGATTAAAACAAGATTCTGCTCTATTTAACAAAAATGGTCTTCTAATCATTGACGAGATTCAGAGACTTGTTTCAGCAGATGGTACATTTTACAAGAAATTATACAATTGTATTAAGTATTATTTTCACCCTGAATTAAAGTTAGCCATTATGTCTGCTACACCTGTTTATGATAATCCTTATGAACTTGCTCTTACTATAAATTTACTTCGCCCTAGAATACCATTCCCATTAAGTGCTACAGAATTTTATAAAAATTTTATTGGAGTTCGCTCAGAAGATGACACTTGTGCTCAGATTACTGATTCTCCAGTGGGATATCTCTCTGAAAATTCTTGTGTGATAAACAAAGACATATTAAGCTACATCTGTTCTGGATACATCTCATACTTCAAGGGAGGTAATCCAAATGCATACCCCTACAAAAGAATAATCACAATGGAGCATCCCTTTTCACAAAATCACAAATCTGAATACATAGAGGCTTTAAAGTCTGACGTAGCCAAGGATAAAAATTTTGAAAATGGTCAAAATCAAACAAATGCATATGAGAATTTACTACTCGGTAATTTAACTACCGATGCTGAAGAAATTATGACAGGTATGTATGTTACTACACAACAGTATTGTAATATAGCACTACCCAAACACTCCAATGAAATAAATAAAACACCAGAAGACAAGAAAAAATCTCTGGCTCTTTTCAAGGAAAGAATTAACTCTCAAAATTTCTCGAATGTATCGGAGACTCTAGAATACATCAAACAGTTTTCTACTAAATTTGCTAATATAATCGAACTAAGTTTAAATTCTACCGGTCCGGTTTTTATCTTTTCAAATTGGCTTACATATGGTGTAGAACCATTGAGTATAATTCTAGAGGCTTGTGGTTTAGGAAAATTTGGTTCTGATAAATCAGACAAATTAAAGTATTTCATTTGGAGTTCTGAGACAAAAACAAAAGACAAGGATGGAACTCTTATTAATAGAGCGAGAAATACCTTCAATTCTTTACAAAATGCAGACGGAAGTCAACTAAAGATTATATTAGGTACAAGAAGTGTTATGGAAGGTGTGTCATTTAAAAATGTAAAACAGGTACATATCACAGATCCTTGGTGGAATGAATCTAGAATAGAACAAATTCTGGCTCGTGCATCAAGATATTGTAGTCACTCTAACTTACCAACTGAAGAGCAATATGTAGATATCTACAGACATTATAGTGTTTTACCTTCAGAAGGTAGTGACGATGATGTCGCTGCTATGCTCGCAGAAGTAAAAGGAAGATCTAATTTCTGGGATCTTGATTCTCTCTCTATAGAACAAAGAATGTTAACAACATCTCTTAAAAAGAATTCAATTAATAAAGATCTTGAAATGATTCTTAAAAACTGTTCCATTGACGCCGAGATAAATAAAAATGGTAATTTAATTAGATTAGAAGAACACATTTCCCCCGTAGCAGGAGGAATGTACCAAATTTACTACAAAAATCCTTCAAATTTAAGAATGTACATTCGCGATGGAATTCCAGAAACCGTGACATTCGCACAAATTTACTCAAGAGAATTCACTTATCCAAAAGAAGACTTAATGTTAACTTTTGTAGAAGCAGGACCGGATGAAAATGGCATTCTAAAACCGTATGATGACGACCCGGAAATTATAGATGAAGACACTATTAATAAAGACCTTATAATTCGTGAAGACATTGTACCGTGGGATTCTGAAAATACATTCGAAGATCTTCCGGCTGAAGGAAACGTAAAGGAAGAATTAAAACGTACGTATGGTAATTACAAATTATTACCACAGCTTCGGAAAACTATGTTTAATGAAAAAGGAACAAATGTAATTTCTTTTCCGGAAGACAAGGACTACATCAATAAATTTACAAAATTATCAAAGTGTATTAAAGATTTGGCAAAACAAGACATCGCCTCAGGTCTTAAAAAAGAAATTATAGAAAAATTCACCAAAGACTCAAAGAAACAAAAAATTAATATGGCTGTATTAGAACTTGTATATAAGTATAACATCTATACAGAAGATCACATAGAAATGTTGCTAGAAATAGGAGGAACAGACCCGCAGAGTATATTTAATACTCTAAAAGAGGCTAAGGCTAAAAAATAAATATAAAATTTAAAATAATTTTATAATATATAATGTATATAAATGAGTAGTGTTACATCAAATTTCTTTGATGATAAAACGCCTGAAGAGATAATTAACTGGATGTTAGACAAGTTAACAGAAGACCAGATTAAAACCTGCCTTGATCAGGCTGGTATACCAGATACAGATTTAATTCGTCGACCAGAAGAACCTGTTCCGTATGAGCCCAACTATGATCCTGATGGTCCAGGAGGCTCAGGCTCAGGCTCAGGCTCTGGTTTTGAACCCGGGCCTCAAAGTACAATGGAACTTGACCAGCTAAGAAGAGCTTGTAATAATAAACTCGTTCTTATTGAAGACATCTCAGGACAGGAGGTTTCATTTTATGAATTTGGCCCAGATGAAGATGGAGACTTAAAATGGAAAAAGAATCAAATCGGTGTTTCTAATTTCCTTAGTGAAATATGTAACGAACAAAAGATATCAGCATCGGATGAAATATTAGAACTTGACACATCTGAAAAAGAAGAGATGGCCCCTGGTCTAGTAATATCTTCTGAAGTACCAGGTGACGTTATACGTTTAGCTACCGATTACAATTTAATTGGACTTCCTCAGCCATTAGACCCTTCATTGATTGAAATGCCAAATGTTTCAGATCCCGAACCAAATGTTGTCTACGACGCCGCCATTTCAGAAGCTATTATGAAACAGTTAAGTCTAGAAAATGAACTTAAGAAGAAATACCCAGAACTATATTCAGCTGGAATGACTAAATTTCCAATTTTCGCTCATAGCGTATCAGATGACGGTAAAATTTCTTACATTTCATTAATTCTTAATGATGACAATACATTTGACTTTAGAGAAAGAAAGAATGGATCTGCTTTATTTTTAACCCAAGTTAAGAAAGATCTAAAGGAATTAAATTCTAAAATTGAAGTCGCGGCGGCAACAGGGTGGTCTAGACCAGGTGATTACGCAAATGTATTAGATACTGCTCTAAGCAACTGGTCGAGTAAAAAACCTGAAAATCAAGAAATATACAATAAAATATTATTAAACTACAACCCTACTAGACTAACACAACTTAAGAATTCTATTACAACTTCTTTTGGAGAAATGGCTTACAGTGAATACAACGCCGATGAACCAAATACTTACTTCTCCGGAGCTAAGGCATCACCTGTTCCAGAAACTGACAATAAAAATGTAAGAGATTTAAACATGAACGAATTACATGATCGTATGGTAACATTATTTGGAAAAGAATATGCCGAGACACACGAACCATTTATTGCTTACAATAAATTTGGTATAAAAACAGTTCAGTATAGAAAGAAAACTGGACCGAAACCCAATTTAGATGCTAAACATTGGATACGTGATGATGTACCCGTTTTTGAGGAGTTTGGTACCGGTGCCGACGACTTCGATTTATTTTAAAGTTCTTTTCTTTTTGGAAGGTCCCTTTCGTTTAGATATACTAGACTTAGAAATACCCCTTAGGACAGAGTCTACATTTGGCGAAACATTAAAATCACCAAATAAATCTGAAATCTGGTCCGCGTCAAATTTATTAGCCATTTGTAATAAAGTTTGTTCAGATGACCATTTTTGATAAACATCATTGTATTCTCGGACTAACGTTAAAGTTTTTTTAGAAATACTTTCTTGAAAAATTGAAACAAAATTATTCATGTGTCCATGAAAAGCGTCTGGATCTTGGATGTATTTTTTCATATCATTGATGTATCTATTATTATCTGGTTTCACATCAATAGAATTTATTACATTAATAGCATAGACTTCCATTTGTTTATTAATGTATTAAATATAATTATTAATAATTATTAAAATTTGCAAATATTTATGATTGAATAGAATGTCTTGTGGAGACTAATAGTTGAACAGGTTAAAGTAGGGTAGGTTGCACAGGTTCAGTAACCTTAACTTCCGTCTCTATTTCTATATCTAGTTCATCAGCAACAACAAAGATAGTCTTAAAAGGTTCAAATAAGTTAATTTGGTTCAGGTTCAATATTTTCAAAAGGGTCATATTCTTCATTTGGAGTTTCTCTTGTCATAAAATAAATTGCTACACCAAGCCCTAACAAAACTAATAGCATTAACAAGTGAAATATATTGATCATTTATTATTACATCACATTTTTTTTTACATTTTTTTAATGAGTTTAAAAATACATTACATTACATTACATTACATTACATTACATGAATACTCTTGAAATTTCTTACATCGGCGCGGCATGTGGTAAGAATAAATATGAACCTAGATGTAAAATTATGATGTTGTTATTGTGCCGTGAATATCCTAAACTGTTCAGAGAAAAATTAATTCAAAATGGAAATATCAGGCCACTAGAGGGAATATCTTTAAAAAGACCCATCGAAGAATCTTATAATAAATTTTCAAAAAATGTTAAGGATCCTAAAGAATTTGATGATATCGAATTAAAAGTAATAAACTCTCTTAAATCAAATGTTCCAGATATTGACGAAACTGACATTTCTAAAGCGAGAACCGTTGTACGTGATAATCTTAAAAAAGACTGTGGTAAAAACAATGAAGAAAGTGTCATTCATATTTCCAAGTACACTAAAGGAAATAATAAAATGTGGCACTACACAGATGCTAACCACAATTGGAAACTTAAAGGTCTACACGATGCAACTGATAAAGATATGGTAATTGAAATTAAAACAAGAATGAAAAAAGAAAATATTAGAAAAAATGAATACGATCTGTATCAACTATTTGGTTATATGCTTGTGATGGGCGAAACTAGAGGGATGATAACGCAAACTCACGACGGAATTGTTTATAAGTCTACGGTAGAAAATGACAATGAATACGGTATCATAGATATAAATTTAGAAAAATGGAATGAAAAATACATTAAATTTTATAAAGAATTGAATGAATTTTTCAAAGAAGTAAGTAAATACACCTCGTGCGAGTTTGACATTTCAGTTGTAATGAAACCAGGTCGCATTTACGCCGAGTATGACTCAAATGGAAAATTTCACAATGTAGACCCTAAATACACAAACATTTTCAAAGCTCTATAGTACATTTACATTTACATTTACATTTTCCTTCTGTAATCCTTTTTATAACTAAAGCTGGTTTAGTAATTATCTCTAAAATCTCTAAAGATTGTATCTCTTCACCAAATGCTCGAGATGAGTCGGTTTTAACATTTATAACATTAACATCTTGAATTGAATTACTTGTAATTATTTTTTTGTAATTTAAATTTAAGAGATTAAAGTCAAGTTTTGTGTCAACGTTATTAAATTCTTTTGAGATAATATCTGGTTTATTTTTACCAGTTTGAAGCCATTTTTCAACATCTTCTTTAGATTTATTAATTTCTTTTTCACCAGTAGATAAATTGAAATTAGTGAAAAGTATTTTATCTATTAAAATGTAAAGAGGTCTTTTAGATAAAAGTTTACCTCCGTCATTGCCTGGTCTCCAGAATTTATTTCTAGAACAGTTGTACATTTTTTTATAAATTTCTTCATCTTTACTTTTAATGTATTGTTGCATAAACATTTTGTCGTTACCATAGTAATAACTCAATAATTCATGTTTACCAAGTATAGATACAATCTTACAAGAATGTAATCTAGCTTGAGATTCAAACAGACTCAATAGATTAAATATTTTAATTTCATCTGAAGTTTCTTTGTACTCTTTACTTAGAGGAGGACTTATGGTACTTTTACCAGAAAGTGTATTACCCATTTGAATTACAAGTGTGTCTTTTCCTATCCATTTGTTGTCTTTTACAAGATTTGCTAGTTCTAATGACTTAAAGAGAACTCTAGAATCACCACGGATGTCTCCTATTACTATTATTTTTTTATAAACTGACATATACTTTAATGTAATGTATAACAAAATGTAATACATTTTATTCATTAAAAAGCTTATTTAAAGTTTTTTCATCTGGAAAACCTATAATGTATTCATTTTTATAAATTAAAGTCGGGAAATAATAACCAGTATTTTCTAAGAGATCTCTAGAGCCTCTGATTATTGTTTCTCTTTCTTCCTGATTTAGATCAGCAAACTTTTCGTCAAATTTAAATGTATCATCATTATTTACCACAATTTTAATACAATCTTTTTTCGCATTGTCAATATAAGGTTCTAATTTTTCACACCAAGGGCAACCATTTTTGGACAAAATTATTACTTTTTCAGAATTTATATTTAATTTAAATGGCACACTTAATTTTTCAATTTTGAAATTATCAAACTTCTTTTTAACTAAAAAGAGAATTAAAAGTGTAACAAATAAAGATAAAATCAAGATAAACATCATTTACAATAAATGAATGTAATTTATTGCAAAATAAAACTTAAATTAGAATAAATTTTAACACATTTTGTTATATGTCGATGAATATTCTTGTATTGTGCGACACCTCTTGGGACAATTATGCTGAAATTTCCAGAAGGCTTACATCTAAAAATATAGATCCGAGTTATAGAATAAATACATTCTATGGAAAACACATGAAATGTATCAGTAAAATTTGTAATACAAATATGCTACAGATATTCAGAAAATCATTAAATGATAAAACACTAGTTGAAGATCTTTGTAATACATTAAAATTTACAAAATGTTGTATTATATTTCATAATTTTGTCGAATATAACACAATATCTGAACTATGTATTAAGATATGTGAAAAAAATAAAGTTCCTTATTTCATTTTCTCAGAACACACTTCGGAATTTTTTTATAATGGAGAATGTATGTCAAAGTTTAAAAAATGTATGACAAATCTGCCAGAGATTTCAGAAAGAAATATCCAATTTATTCCCGATTTCGAAATTTCATTACCTAGTACAACAACGGTTACTAATGACAAAGATTATTCAGACGCGGTACAAAAACTTAGAAATTCTTATAAATGTATCGAAGACAATAAATCTAAAAAAAGTATAATATACATCGATAATAAGACGCCTAAAAAGTATTCATACCTCGAGTATTTAGCGAATAAGAAAAAATGGTTAAAAGAAGTTATTCCAAAATAATCTTATTCTAAGTTTCTTTTAGCAGTATAGATACCATTTCTATACATATCTATTATAAATTTAGATCTCATTTTATCTAGATTAAGATAAACATTAGCATCAACATCATTTTCTATACATACTAAAAAAGTACTGTTAGGTATTTCACGTGTAAATATAGAACACAATACCTGAAATGGATAACTTTGAGATTTATTATTAAGAATTATACTATAACCGCGTATGAATATCTCCTTAGGGGGAGATCCATATAAGTTTTTACAACAACCATCGACAAATGTATGTCCATTTATTTCAATAGGTTTAAATAAAAATGGTATACTCATAGATGCTTTTAGAGCATCTTTTAGTTTAACCTCTGGATGTGTTTCATTACTTAAGCATGTGTATTCATTTTGCGTGACACATGTAGTGTAAATATTTACATTCACACCACTATTTTTAGAAAACTCGTATAGATTTATATCAAAATCGTATTTATCTGTTACAAAACTAATCAATGTGTCCAAAAGAGAATCGTCAATCAGTCCATTTTGAATATTTGTGAAATCGTATTTTACAATTTCTTCAAGCTTAATCTTTTGAAACATATTAATCATACTTTTAGGTTCGGTTCCGGAAATGTATAATGTACCTATTAAAGCACCTATACTTGTTCCGTAAAAGTTTTTAAGATCTAATAATTTTTTTTGATGAATGTATTCTAGTGCTCCAATAAAATGAAACCCAGAATAGCCACCTCCTCCTATGAAAAGGTCGTTCATTTAATTTAGAATTTTATTTTTTTTTCTTAGAATGTCTGTGTATTTATCTTTGTATTTAAGTAAATAATCATAATTAGTTTTCCATTCGGTACCGTGTCCTACTGTTTTTGATACCGAGTGAGCTAGCTCATGAAAAAGTGATTCGATTATATGATCCGCTGGATAATACATTCCGTTGTCTTGATACAATTTAAATCCTATTTCGCGTCCTTTATCGTAATTCCATGCTAAAATATTATCATCTTGGTCTATCAATTCCTTATAACTTGTATTTTGTAGTTTCTTACGTAATAAATTTCCACGATTTGCTTCTATTTCGTAAGATAAGTCTATAGCTATAACACGTAATGTGTCTAATATTTCTGCAGACTGGAGATTACTAGCTTTGTAAGACTTTCCAGATTTGGTTTTAAATGAAGATGTACATGAAATGGATGATATTAGAACTAATAAGCAAAAAAATATAATTGGTATAATTAACTTTGACTTAGTCATTATATAATGTTAGATAATATTTTATTTATTCTCGGAATAAAGGCTTATAATGTGTCCTTTCCTTTTCTATCAAAGATAGACATATTCAGAGATGAAAATATAGAATTTCCACGAGAAAAATTTAAATTGATGTACAATCTTAATCTAATTAAGCGTACAGAAACTAAAGACGAATTTTCAATTGGAATAAAATATAAATTTAACAAAGAATTGAATAAATCGCAAATTTTATTTTACATAACTTATACATTTTATTTCGTAACTGTTAATGTATTATTATGGACACAGTGTATTTATAATTTAATATTATGGATAACAACATCTGATATACGTCATTTAGTATCTTTTTTAACTCACATAAATGTACCTTTGATTCACTTATGGTCAAAAAGGTATTACAGATGTAATCACATGGAAAAAATACTCAATTGTGAAAAATTCAAGACTATAATAATAATTATCTGTACGATACTTTCGGTTGTGTCAAATTTTATTGATATTCCAGCATTTCACAATAAATATATGTGGCCAACATTCATCACTGATAATGATTACATTTTCTTTACACTTATACTTATAGATTGGTTTTTTTCAAGACTTCTATGTTTTTTATTTTTATTTACGATTGTATTCATTCTTAAGAAACACATCTCAGAAATAAATGATTTAATAAATGTTTTATACTTACCCCAAGAATATTTCTTGGAAAATCCATGTATCAATAATTTAATAATGGACATTTCTAAGACAAAAAATAAAATATCAAAGACAATACATTTATTGAATCCTATAATTTCTTTTAGCACACTTATTGGAGCCGCGAACTTGTCTCTTTTTATAAGAAATGTTTTACCGGAAAATGATATAAATTTAACTATATTTAATAATACAACTACATTTAATAATTTTATACCTTTCGATAGATATCTTTTTGTTTGTGTAGTAATTTATACACTTATACAATCCGCGCTTCTATTTTATATATACGCATACGCAAGTAAAAGAGAATCTATTTTAGATCACATTAAGTCTTACTCATTTATAAAAACATTTTTATACAGAATACCAATTGATTCATTGATTTCTAATGACATTAATGTAATCAACGCCTCGACAACATTTGATGTTGCTAATTCAGTAGAATGGTTAATAATGTGTGACATATTGTCAAACAGGTGGGTTGATTTTACTATATTCGGAATATCAACGTCAGATGGAAGACTACTTCTAAAGGGTATTACATTAGGTGGAAGTATATTATTTACATTGGCATTTATTACGAAATAATTTATTACAAAAATAAATGAATTCTAAACACATTTAAATAAATAGTGTATATCTAATTAAATGGAAGCGTTTATTCGCCCAGAAAGTACAACAGAATTAGATGAAATTACATTTCAAATATTGTCTTGGGAAGCGTTTGATGAAACAGAAGATCCAGATGGGGAATACCCAGACACTAGATATAACATTTACGCTTTTGGCGTGAATAAAGAGTCAGAATCAGTCTGTGTAAGATTTGACGGTTATAAACCATATTTCTTTGCTCTTATTCCGGATAAGTATCAGGACACATTTGACACTTTCAAAAGAAAAGAAGTGGAAAAATACATCAGAAATAAACTTTTCCGAAATAAAGAAGATCTTGAAAGTGTAAGCGTTGTAACCCGTAAAAAGTACAAAGGGTTTACCAATGAAAAGGAATACAAATTCTTACGCTTCATTTGTAAAAATCTTACTACATTTAATAAAATCAAGTGGATTCTAAATCCAAAAGATACTCGTAAATTGCCTAAGATTTCATCTATAAGCCCTACAGAACCTCTGAAGTTCGAACTATATGAATCTAACATTGAACCTTATCTTCGTTTTACTCACAAGGCGGATATTCAAATGTCTGGATGG